GTTCAAATTTCCTTCGGTCATACGACTTGTAGCGTCCGCCGTGAGCAGTATAAAGCTCATTAGCTATTATCGAGACATAGCTAGTGGCCTCACGGTGGGAGACAAAGAAAGGGACTTCGACAGAGAAATCGGTATCAAGTGCGGAGGCCGGAGCCACAGCGCCTTCAAACAATTCCCATGCCGCTTCTTTATCAGTTCCGAACTCGCGCCACGAAAGTGGCTCGGGTCCGACGCGCCAAGCCGGTATGCGCTTCATGGGTACGTCCTTATTCTTAATAAGGCTAGCGAGACGGTTACGCATAGAACCTGGAACAGCCCCCATCTTCCCAGAAGAGGGATGTCCCAGGCCCCCAAGCTCGATCGGCAGCTGTGGCCACCGACCGAGGCGACGCGCCCGGGCTCGACTATCTCGCCAGAGGACACGACAAGCACGATCCATTCGTTTCCAAATGAATGTGTCGAAGTGTTTCGTGTCCATCGTACCATCACCATCCTTTGCGAGCGACTTCAACGGCACCGGTTCAAAGCACCGTGCATCCCTGAACTCCGGGAGCACGTACAATTCGCAGAAGAGCATTCCTCTGCGCCCGATAAAGGTCTTCCGTTGATGAAGCCCGCTCCCTACAGCCTCCACTCTGAGGCGGTAGTTATTAACCGATTCTGGCATGCACGCCGAACCAACGTCGTCTCCACAGAGCAACGTCTTGGGGCCCATGGGGCGTGCACACCAACCGTTCAGAAGACTGAGAATGGAAAACGAGCACGGAGTGCCCATCAGTATCCCCCTAGAAATAGGGACCAAGACGCAAAGCGTCTTGCCATCCTCAGCCAACACGGTCTCGAATCGCTTAACTACCTGTTCCCTCTTACGAGATGGCAAATCAGACAGCTTATAGCGCACATAATGCAAGCGACGCCCGACGCCCAGCGTCTCGGACATCGCTTCCACGGTCTGGGGATCCAACCCAGCCCGTCTCAGGCCGCGAAGCACGGCCCTCACTGCATCATGCGCAAAGCCATCTGTCGCCTTGGTAAGGTCCGCCGAAACGAAGACCTCACCTCTCGCAAGACCCATCTTGGCAGCACTAGCCTTTGCAGACTCGTCAGCTCCGAAGAGCCGACGATCAGAATGCTTGATAGCGTGCCAAGTCCGTTGGCGACATACGTCGCCCGCGGCAAAGAGGGAACCAGGAGGGACGGTGATTATCCTGCTCTTATCTCCCTGCTCACCTATGGCGGTTGCCACATGGACAACCGGATGGTCTTCCTTTACGAACTGCTCTATCAAACGAGCGGCGGGAAGCGCCCGTGCAGATGTAATATACTGCTCAAGGCCATCTTCTGTCATAGGATGAGCACTGTTCCAGAGTTCCCGCGTAAGCGGGCCACAGTCAACGGCTGGCATCGGTGGGTCTACACCCAAGAATGCCGGGTCTTCTGCTCGGCGATAGATCCAAGCATTATAACCACCGTTGGACTTGCTACACTCTCGAACAGCGTGGTTGGAGTTAGGAGCGGATACATGAAGCTTTCTCCCACTAAACCTGTTAGCTGTGAGCTTCGCGACGTAATGCTCAATTTGGTCCTGTACCCCTACAGGAACCTCACGTCGCTCAGTCAACAGGTCAAGATGAGCTGCCATACTTTCCGACACTGTACGTGGACTAGGCTTTGGCAAAGCCCTAGCGAATCTGGTGAAAGCCAGCCCGCTAAGGATATCTTTGTCAGTCTCACGTCTGAGCCAGCGTTGGATAGCATGGGGGATACCGTCAACCAACTCGGGCCGCACATCCGACAAGACATGTCCTCGGATCGACACAGCCAAGTCTTTCAACTTGGAACATGTGTTATGCGCCCCATCGCGGCGGATAGACCGCGCGAGCCAGTGACGGGTCCTCCAGCAGCCCTTGTGGTGGGAGATACCGAAGGAAACAAACCCAAGCCAAAGCGCCTGCCAAACAGAACAAGCCTCGCAAAGGCGAGCCTTCTTCTGACGGCGCTTGTGGCTCTTTCCAGGTTTACGTCCGTTGGGATGACTGGTGCCACCGGGCTTCTTACCGAAGCCGGATGGACACCGGGAATCACACAAACCAACAGTACCTAAGTAACTCGGGAGTTGCTTGGGCATGGTGG